TCAATATCATTTGTATGAAGATTATCAAATGCTGGATTAAGAACAAACTTAACGTTAGCTAAGAATGGAATTACGTAACTAGTGTAAGCAAATCCAAATCCTAAATCCATACCTCCACCAGTGATTGCACCAATATCAGAAGCATCAATTACAAGGCCAGCAGCGTTAGCTTCACGCTTAATAGCTTCATTAACAAGCTTCATTCCTCCAATACCAGTCTGAACAATAAGCTGACGCTTAGGATCCGGACCATTGAATTCAACTCTACCTTGATAGAAGTTGTAAAGCTCTGACTTGAATAAATCCAAGTTGAAGTTACCTTTATTGTATACTCTTTTGAAAGAGTTATCCAACTGTTTCCAAAGACCTACAGACAACCTTAAATCATCTGGACCATCTTGACGGATTCTACCACCATGACCCCACATAAGGTAAGTCTCAATATCATTTGCAATTTTGCTCAAGTGAGCAGCTTCCATAGAAGTAAGGAAAGTACGTGAAAGAGTACCATTGTCCATGGCCTTTTTAACATAGTCTTTACCCATTGCACCAACCATACCTTCTAATGAAGTAACAGATGGATTCATGTTCTTATCAAAGTTTCTCCAAATTTCAGTTACAGGAATTGAACCATCAGCTTCCATTCCACCTTTGATCATCATGTCAGCTCTAGAAGAGATTGAATAATGAACGTGAGCTTCAGCACCACCAACAAAATTGTAAAATTCACGGAACCCTGATCCAGTAACAATGTCAGAAAAACGCTCTCCATACTCACCACGCGCAGAACCTTTACGGAAGAATTTCATACCTTCACGTAAATACTGGTTGTCCAAGTATTTATAATTGTCATTGTTTACTAAACGACAAGTGTAGATAAACCCATCACCCATAGGAAGAATATCTTCATCAGTGATATAAAGTTCAATACCATTGTACTTATCATAAGTAATCATGTCACCATGTCCAAACTCACGCTTATTAAGTTTGATCTTGAATGTAGTACCATCCTGACCTTTCATGATGTTAGCTGGTTCAATGTCTTCAATGATGTACGGTAAATCCTGTGAAATAGGAGTTTGCCATTTATATTCACCACGTGCATTGTTCACGTTAATTACATTTTTACCCCCAAATGAACTCATTTGATATAGAGGCATTTCCACTTTCTGAGCCATAGCCCAGATATCTACTGGACCTAAGTCCATTGGATCTGCATCTTTCAACATGTTCACAAGGTGATAGGAATCAACGTGAGAAGAAGTGTCATACTTCGTGTCTCTCAAGAAAATCCCATTGTTTAAAACTGGAGTCGCCATGTGTTTTGTTTTTGTTATTTATTGTTTATTATGTTACTATCTTTTAAAAAAGCTTTGGTCAGGTCTCTTAATTGACTTACGCTCTTTACTTCTTTCTCCTTGTCCCGGATCAGGATCTTGACCTGAACCAGCATTCTTATTTGATTGCTCTGTCTTAAGAGTTCTAGTAGTTTCAGCAACCACTGCATTCTTAGTACCTTTAGCAATCTCAGATCTGTATCCATCTGGATCTGCAAGCAACCATAAGGCCTCTGCAATCAATCCGTGATTAGGTTCCACAAACTGGTGTTTCTCTATCAAGTGACCAAACAGATTTGTGTTTTGTCCTGAAACTGATGGATAATTTGGTTGAATCAATCCAGAGTACAGCATACCGCGTGTTTTCTTATTGAGCTTCAACCCGTTTAAATCTTCTTTTTCTAATACATCATATATGCTTTCAGCATATTGTAATGAAGCTGTTTCTTGTTGCTTACGCTTTCCTTCTTGTTCTGCAATTTTTCTTTGAACAATTTGGTCTTGCATTGCATCCAATTTTGGCTTAAACTTTTTAGCTCTATCTTCAAGCTTTTCTAAGTCTTTCCAACTGTCAATCTCTTCTTGGATTTCTGAATCATCTCCAAATTGAGTAGCTGACAAGTACTGTCTTACTACTGATTCTTGACCTTGTTCAGTATCAATAGAGAAAGATTTAGTTTCTTCAGAAGCAGCAAGTGCTTTAAAAAGACCTTTAAGATCTCGTCCACCATCTGCAACATATTTAGCTGCATACTGTAATTCATTAGGTAAAGATTGAAAAAATTCTTTAGGAGTTGAATCCTTAATAGCTTTTTCTCTTTCCTCAATATTTACTTTGAATAACTCTTTATAGTCATCCATAGTGTAGTCAGCTAAATCTTTATCTTCATCAAAAGGAAGAATTACTTTGTCTTCAATAAGGGCTTTAGCTAATTGAGCCATACCACCTTTATCTAAACTAGGTCTTCCTGTATTATCATTGTCCTCTAAAGTGTCCTTCAAGGTGTCAACAATATCATCAAATGAAGTGCTGTCAGCTGGAGCTGGATCTGGATCTGGATCAGCATTATCTGGATCCGGCGTTGGAACTGGTGGTACTGGATCTGGATCATTATCATCCAAGAATGTCATATCCACCTTATCCTTTTGAAAGAACGTAGGTTTTTCAGGTGATGCTGATGCTGGTGGTGCTGGGTTTGGGTCTCCTGGACTCATATTAGCCACTCCTGCTCCGGGCATTCCTAAAAGGTTGTCAAGGTCATCCGAAGATACCTGTTCAACCACTGTGTTAGTTTCTGTCTTTGACATATTGTTTGTTGGTTTTGATGTCTATACTTTAATATAGTGAATATAAGGTTATAAACCAAGAAAGTTTAAGGTTCAAAACAAAAATAGCTGACTATATAGCTATCGTTATTTCTTTTTCTTAGTATCTTGATTAGGTTTGTCATATTGGTTCTTATTCTCTTGTGCTATCTTAAGTTTATCAGCTGAGATTTGTCTCTGTACATTAAGCTTGTCTTTCTCAATAGCATTCTTTTCTCTGTTTTCATTAATACGGTTAGACTCTTTGTCTCTTTGTAATGATGTACTTTCATCATATTGTTCAGTCTTACGAATATCCTCCATAGAATCTTCAAAATCTGATTGTTCATTACCATCAATATCCATCATTGCTCCAAAACCACTAGCTTTAATTTCAGCAATAAGAACGTCATTTCTTCTATCCTTTTCTGCTTCCATTGCTTCATAGTCTCTTTCCATTGACTTTTCTTTTTCAGCTGCTTTAATACCTTGCTCTTGTAATTGTTGTTGATGTTGTTGTTCTTGTTGTCTTTGAGCTTCAACTTTTTGTTCAGCTTTCTTCATGATGTCTGTAATCTCAGGAATACTATCAGCTTTTATGATACCACCTAAGTCGTATATAGATGCACCGGATGTATTGTTTTCAATAGCTAACTGTCTTAACTTCTCCATTACAGCTCTATGATTTGCTTTAGTTGTAGCAAATACATTAAGGTCTCTTAGCATCAGGTCAGTTCCATTAATCTGAAAGTTTATCTTCTCATGGGCGGATGTTAAGTACTGTAGTCTAACAGACGGTTTAGTAGATTGATAGAACTGTGCTAAGTCAGTACGCATAGAATGTACTCTAGGCATCAATTGATCTGAGTGCTGTATAAAGTATTGTTCTGTTTGTGCATAAGATCCATTTACTGCAGCTCTAACTCCTTCAGCAGTATTTTGTTCAATTTGTTGTCCCATTCTTTGAGGACTAACACCAATATTGTCAAAGGCTTGCATCTTAAAGTAGTTGGCCAGCTCAACTCTTGACATAAGTCTAGCAGTTTGTTGCATATCCAATACCTGGAAGTGTTGCATGCTTAGAGGGTTTTCGGTATTAGTTATGGTAGTATCCAAAGGAAGCATTTGAAAATCTTTCATTGCAACCCAAGCCTTACCATAATTGTTCTTACCCCAATCTTCTCCCATTGAATGTCTAGGTAATGCGTTTTGATCAAAAGCAATTACTGTTCCTAGTTCATCAATAAGTATATCAGCTATTTGGTTATTAACCATATTGTATCCAATCTGCCAAGGTTTCATTTGATCTACACAAGACACTGATCTAGAGTTTCTATCTGTAAATACTCTTCCTTCTACTGGAAGTTTAGAACCATATTTAGTCTTATCACCTTTAAACTGGAACTTAATCCTACCAATTTTGTTTTGGTTAATTCCTAAATACATAGGATCCACTCCACCAGCATTATTCATTCCCCAAAAGCTACCATGGTTAGGCCCAATTTTTAGTCCGCCCCATACTTCATTAAGCCATATCCATTCAATAAATTCTCCAAATACTAAGTTATCAGCAGTTTTGTTTTTAAATAAAGTAGTGTTATGTATTGGTTTATCTGTGATAATATATGATTCATCTACAAATTCTTTTGTTACATCACCAGTCTCATCAATCTTAGTTAATGATCCATACTTACGTTGTGACTTCCAATAGCAAGTAGTAACTCTTAATAAGTTGTCATCTCTAAAGTCTAAGAAGTCTTCTGATTCTCCTAGAATCCATGATACAATATCTCCACTATTTTCAGAGAAGTTGTCATTCATTGAAACATATTGTCTGTATGCTAAAGATGGCATTTGTGTATTCCAGTCATGAGACTTAGTAGCATCATAGTAGGATCCGTCATTCTGATACCCTTGAATTGGATAAGCAGCAGATCTAATAGGATATATTCCTTCTAAAGATTCAAGTTGTGCTTGTGTCATTACCCATCCGTACTTATCTACTACATCAGAAGTAGACATCATATCCACTTTACCAACCCAGTTCCCATCAGATATATATCTAACGTCAGGAGACTTGTGATAGAATGTAAGTACTGGATTCCATAACTCTACGTCATAATCATCATCATACATCTTAAAATGCCAGAATTCTCTGTCAGTAATAAGCATGTCTTTAAAACCTCTCTCTTCTAACTCATCCATAGAGAACCTTTCCATGTCTGCTTCATACTGATGCTGAGCCCATTCTTCAACTATAGATCTATAATCTGTTCTAAAGAATTCTTCAATCTGTGGAAGTGATTTAACTTCTTCTTGCATTTTTTGATTAGCCTCTTGATCTTCCATGACATTAATGCCTTGCTCCATCATTTTAGCTTGCATCTTCATAGTAGCTTGACCAACCAAAGTCTTTTCAATCATACCTTTCTTTTCTTCCATCATCTCGTTGTATGATAACTCATCAACGGATCTGTAAGTAAGTTTGGTATTTCTTTTTGAGAATTCATTACATAATGTATTAATCACATTAGGAATGATTGGATAGAACTTTAATTCTAAAGCGCCTGCATCTTCTGTAGTAAGTTGTTGTATAATATCACTGTACTCATTATCATCACAATCTTCTACTATATAATCACTTTTGTCTATGATTCCATTTGCTAGCTTATAGTTTTTAAGCAACCTTCTAGAATTTCTTTTAAGTTGCTTTAGACCCTGCCATTCAAACCAATCCATATTCCAAGCTGACCACTCTTCATTTTTATTTTTCTTAGAAAGAAACTGAATTGGCTGTGTAAGATTAGACATCTTATTATAGTCAGCTTTTTTACCCTTCTTCAGGTCCATTGCATTTAATACCTCCATCCTATCTTAAGTTTTTGAATCCACCTCTTCCTTTTCTTTTATTTGAAGCCTTTCTAGGACCCCCAATATTACTGAAAGGGTTTCCCTTTAATTTAAGCAAATTTTGTGACTTATCCAAGTTTGAACCCACCTGCTCTTCTATTACTCTCTTATATCCCCTATTAGATTCTTGTATTCTTACAAATGCTACTAGTGCCGCAAATGATACCAACCTATCTACGTTTAGTCCATCATGATACTGAGACATCTCTTTCATTAGCATAATATCGGGAATCCTTTCTACGCCATAAACTATGTTACTTATTTCACCATCTTCATTTTCTTGTACATCTAACTGCTCTTTTAAAAACTCAATACAATATGATATCATATGATCTTTAAACAAAGTACCTGTATTTTTCCATCCATAATCTTGGTATACAGATTTATTAGCACCTATGTTCTTAAGAAACATCATCTGATCTTTTGGTACTAAATATTTTTGCTTACGTACAGCAATCATATGCTGTATAAATAATGATATATTATTCTCTACTAATGTCCAAGCATTATACCATTCAATTAAAAGCTCTAGTCTCTCATGTGTTTTGTTAATGTCATCAAATCTTCCGCACCAACAAGCTACTATTTTACCTTGCTCAATATAAGTCTTCATATCTCCATTTTCATCTGGACGAGATACTTGTAAAGTATTCTTATAAATGTATATTGAACATAATGAATCTGATGTAGTTGTCTTTCCTTCTGACACAGGATCAATGGATCCATAATAAGTTCCAAACTCTGGAGAATCACTAGTTGGTCTTTCCCATACAACAAGACAACCTTCTTTATCTACTAAATTTTTCTTAACTGGAAATTCTCTAATAGGAGACTTTTTAGACTCTGATATAATAATTTGATTGTCTTTACCTCTTTTGATATTTAAAGTCTCATAATGGTACTGTTTTTCATCAATACGTCTAGTCTGGTTAGTAAGTAAGTGTAATGGAAACTTAGACTCCTCTCTAAACGCAAATGCTTCTTTAATATTAATAGGCTTTTGAGACACACGTAGTTGATATTTGCTAGGATCTAAATCCCGCTTCCATATCTCACGTTGTGCCAGAATAGCTTTAAGGGCTTCTTCCACTTGACTATTTCCATTGAGATCTATATACGGGGGCATACTCCACTGCTCTGGTAAGAACAATCCATGTTTACCAAAAGATCCTTCTTCATCTATCAGGTTGGACTCTACAGCATAGAAGTCATTCTCCTCAGGATGCAGCATGAATTCTTTCAAAGGCTCACATTGGTCCAAGTCACCTACTGATCCGGCTATAATAAACATTCCTGTTGATATCATCCCAGAGTGTAATGCAGGTCTCATGAACTCATAAGTCTGATCTGCTCTTGGCGCAATTCCACCCTCTTCATGAAAGAAGTATCTACATGGTCCCCCAACTCCTGTTGTTGCATCTTTATCAAAAGAGTATGCACTAAGAGTAGACTTAAGACCTATGGTAACATCTCTACCATTCTTAGTCATTTGGATCTTCTGTTCCCAATCACCTACCTTACCTGGGTTGTGTGGTCTAATCCACGCGGTGTGTTCATTCAGGAAATCTGAGTATTCATTCAGCATCTTCCAAGATCCCTTGAGGTTTATATAATCCTTAAGAGATGCTCCAATCTTAAGCTTTGCTCCTTCTTCAAACCAATAATAGTTTATAAGCTTAGCACAATGGAAGTAACTGGAGGCTATTTGACGTTTTTTTAAAATGGCTGCATGTTTGTGATGAAACTCTGCTAATAACTCATAGAGTGCCATATGATATTGTATATCCCAGATTAGTGGGAAATCATAGTAGTTCTTCTCCTTGTCAAATATAGGTAGGAAGTTAAGCCAAAAATAGTAATCTCTAGTAAGATACCAGCTATTATCCCCATCCCTATAAATTACACCTACTCTTGACTTATACTTCTGGTCATCCCAGAACTTAATATAATCTCTAGATTTTACAGGTGCTTTACAATAGTATCCAAACTCATTATAGTGATTAGATTGTTCTTGCCAATTAGCAGTGTTTTCATCAAACTCATACTGACCAGGCTCCTTAAATCTACTAAGAAGATATTCTATGAAATCGTCAATAGTTTTAAATACAGTATCTTCTACCCACTTTCCGCCTTCAGACGTAGGTATACTAATTGGATAATCTCTTTCTCTAAACATATTTATTGGTCATAACCTACGTTCTTATTACCCCTGATATGAGACTGTTGTTCCTCTTGAAGATCTTTATAGGCTCCTTTAAAGGATTGTCTTATAGAATCATAGTTTTTTGCTGCTGATATAATAGCAGACATATTACCATCTCTACCAGTTGTAATAGTTGACGTCTTCATAAAGATAGCCAACTTATCCATCATACCTGCAATTCCTTCATAAGCTCTAGATGTAGGGGTCTCACACATCTTCTTATAATTCCTCAGTGCTATTTGTATTGAATCATCTTCAGTAGAGAACTCCGCTTCAATATCCTCAAGAATTGTAATTTCCTTCTCACTCTCTTTAAAATGAAAGTAAGGATTCTCATCTGGATTGGGAAAGCACATGTAGTATAGATACATGTAGACTTTTAAGTACTCATGATTTTCCTCATACTCATCCATTATGTCTTTGAGCCATCGGATAGTATAACAGTGTTCTGTTGGTACTAACTTGTGATTCTCTATATCAAATAGTTTAGCTATCATTATCTTGATCTTTTAACCAGTTAATCATATCAAGTACTTCTTGCTTCATGTAAGGTACTTCATATATTACAATTTCTTTCACAATAGGATCACCTAATTCACTATATGCTGTAACCGGATATCCGTATTTGTCATCTTCAATCTTTTCAAATACAACGTGTTGCAATGTAAGTGTTCCAGCTTTAAGCTTAGGATTGTGCTTAAGCATTATATACATGTAAATGCTCATCTGTAAAGTATAGTGTTGTAAATTACAATCTTCTACATGAGCCATTGGGCCTAATAGACACTTTACTTTTCCTTCCCAGTTAGTAAAACCTTTACTCTTAATCTCTTTGTTAGTTTTGTAATCCATGATATTAATCTTACCATTGACTACTTCTACATAATCAGCTTGACCACAAAGCTTAGCTGATTTCAAATATGCAAAATGTTCAGGATATACACCAGGTATAAGTTTCTGTGATGGAGCTATCTTAACATCCCCTTGAATAATAGGTGGTATAATAGGAAGTTCAACACCATCTCTAGTGATAGTATCAAATGACATTAAGTCTGTTTCTCTTTGATTATGGTAGAAGCTACCAAGATCAGTAGCCCTCAGGTTTTCCTTCTTCCATATAGCTTTAACATCTTCTGCAAGTAAACCATACCATTTTGATCTTTTATTCTTAACACACTTGGCTGCTACAGCATCTGTGTCAAAAGGTTCTTTGAACTTACCAACTAGTGTAGTAACACTGGTCCAATCAATTTGCTCATTTGGATCTGTACTAGAATAAGCATGCCCTTTTTCTTTAAATATTAATCCCATCTTTTTCCTTCTATTAGTTTAATTGCAACTTTAGCTATAGCAACTACATCTTGATCTGTACTTCTGATAGCCTGTCTTAACTTAATATATCTATCTAAACCTGTTAAGCTTCCATTTTTACCAACCATGGCATACATGGAATCTACCTTACCCATCCAATAGCTTATCTCAACTACTGTATCAGTTACTCTGTTCTGTCCCATAGTCTTCTGATTTAACTCTTATTATTTCTAATGCTAGATTAAGATCTCTTGAATCACTTGAGTCTATCATCTTAGTTATGCTTGTGAATTCATGTAGTGTAACCTTATCCCTATCCAAAAGAACTTGAAGCATACGCTTAGCACTCTCAGCCCGGATAGCAGTGTCAATCATTTGAGCACCAACTTGTCCAGTATATAGCACCATATTTCTATGAGGCTTAGAAGCTTTGTCTATCTTCTCAAATACTTCCTTAAGTAAGTCTAGAGTTACCTCTTTACAGCTGTTCATCCCAAAGTGTTCTAATTGATAATCTAGCCATTTCTAAATCTTTCTCATCAGTAGATGCTAACATACCTAATATGTTTTTGTATTGCTGATCTTCCATCTTCCCTGTAATCTTCAGAGTCTGGAGTTTCATTGTCAATATCTCTTTCTTAACATTCTCCAACTCTAATCCGTTATGATAGTTGTAGTTACTGAAATCAGCAAGAGTATTTATGTTAGCATTACTAGAATCATAGTAGTGCTGACTTTGCATATTTGTTGCATTTGCTGATATGACTTGTCCTAAGCCTTGTGTTGGATCATTCATTGTTGTGTAGGTTTTCATTTAACTTATCTTCTTCATCCTCTGTTAGGACGGCTTTCCATCTTTCATTTCCCTCATCCGCACATGCTGATGACAGTGAGCGCGTTTTAAGAGATAGTTTGCATCCGCAAAGTCCGCAACAGGGAGCTGTGCCCGGGAGCTCACACTTACTTCCTTCATTGTCAATGTGAGGGCATTCTCTACATTTTGACATACGATCTGCTGCAATCTCTTCAATGTGTTCTTGCTTGAAGATGGAGTTTTTGATTCCTTCATAGATCTTTCCTTTATTCTTCCAGATTTTTATTAGTGACATACTCTTGTCTTTTAAGTTTGACCTCATGCTTTCTAGCACGCTCTGCTTCTAATTCTTCTCTTACTGCTTGCAATCTTTCCAGTTTCATCTTAGATAGGTTCTGTAGAGCATGCTTATTGAAAGTCATTTTCTCCATAGATACATCATCTAAGTTATTAAGATAGTGTTTATACTTACCTTCTAGTACTGATATCTTTTTATACCGTACTTTGAATGTGCCAAGATTAGTAATGGTAATGGAAGACCCCTCTATATCAGAGAGAGCCTTCCTTACACTAGACCAATAAAAGTCTATTACATCTCC